TGATTCTGAGCGATTATAAGTACACTGGAGAGTATTCTGTGAGGGTTGGTAAGATAGAGTGGGAACGTCAACTGAACGTGTATGCATACCTCATTAAACATGGTGTCAGAATAGACACAGGAGATCCACTTCTCCTTGATGAGAAGCCAATAGAAAAGATAAACAAACTAGTTGTTACTGCCATACTCAGAGATTGGAAACAGCGAATGGCTATGAGAGATCCAGATTACCCACAAGCCTGGGTAGTCGATATGCCTTTTCGTTTATGGTCTGATGTGGAACAAAGAGAATATATTGAAGAAAGAATTTTCCTTCATAAAGAAGCCCAGGAACTTTATGAAGAGGCAAAGATTTTACCTTCCTGTACTGACGAGGAGAGATGGATACAAGGTCATACTTATGCAGTTATGAAGGCAGGTAAAAAGAGGGCTGAGAAACTCTTCTCAGACCGATACGAAGCGGAGCAATACTGCTCCAAAGTAAAAGGGGGATATGTCGAAGACAGGATTCCCGAATACACCCGCTGTCAGAACTACTGTAATGTCAGCGACTTTTGTCAACAATGGTTAAGGAGAACTATATAACATGGAGAAAATGAACGACTTGATTGCAGCTTTAATAAAAGCTCAGTCTGAAATACAACACGCATCAAAGGACGGTAACAATCCGTACTTTAAAAGCGGATACGCAACACTTGAACAAGTTATATCAACCGTAAAGCCACCATTGAATAACAATGGTATTTACTTCCAGCAGCAATCACACGATTGTGAAGAAGGTGTCTGTATTGAAACTGTATTCTATGGACATAATGCAATGTTAAAAACTGGTAAGGTAACTATCCCTACAGATCGAACACCTCAAGGTCGAGGGTCAGGGCTAACATATGCTAAACGCTATTCCTTGAGTTTAGCCTGCGGTATTGGGCATCAGAAAGATGATGATGCAAATTTAGCACAGGATAATATTGCCAATGAAGAAGAGCGGAAGGCTTTACTTGAGCGGCACTTATCTAAATTCGATGATGAGAATATTGATTTTGATAACCTCGATGACTTCAACAACTACATTACCACACACAAGAGAAGTGGAGAGAGGATCAAAGGCCTTGATGTCAATGCATACAACGACATGAAATCAAGGATTGCAGCGAAACAGGCACAGCTGAAAGATAAAAAGCCTGAAGAAGATCAACAACCAAAAGAGGAAAACTAATATGAGTAATTACGACAACACTAACTCTGGAGTTTTATGGAAAAACAACAGGAAAGATAAGCCTAAGTCTCCTGATCACAGGGGTACAATAGAACTTGGTGCAGATATCATGGCTGATTTATCTGAAAAGTTTAAATCAAATGAAAAGATGATAGTTAATGTTGCATCATGGACTAAACAGAAAAAAGATGGAGAAGATTTTTATAGTCTAGCTTTATCTAAGTATACTCCAAGAGATGAGTCTAAGACACAACCTAAGTCAAACGGTGAGTCATCACTTCAAGACGATAACATACCATTTTAGGAGGCTATAATGGCTGGTGCAAACAGAATCCATAAAATTGGTGGAGAAACAAGAACCTTCTCTATCCAAATAGAAACAGAGATGCTTGAAAAGCTCCGTCAACTTGGAGGCAAAGAAGGCCATAGTCTAGGATATATGCTTAGAAAAGCTGCAGGTGATATTATAGAAGGTAAAACTTACGATAATATGATCAGTGTTTTTACTGAGGAAATTAAGAAGTCTCCCCTGATTACAGGGGAGAAGCTTCCTGATGGACAGAAATACTCTGAGTATGTAGCTGACCGTATTGTTCAGTCAGTTGATAAGAGACTTAATAAATAAAGGAATTTAAAATGCCAATTACAGAAATAGTTTTAGAAAAAGAAAGATTTATTAACGAAAAAGCACGTAATAAAGCTATGAGAGAATATAGAAAAAATTATATGGCTTTTGACGTACCTAAACATTTAACTTTGGATTATTGCAAGCATATATGTATGGAGTTTTCTAATTGGACATGGAAACTGGGTTACGAATATCCTTTGTGGTATAATGGTCAAGGCACAAGAATAGGGGAAGAGAATAAGAAAGGTCCAAGATATAACTTTGTTCATGAGGATAGCGTAGATTTTGTAGTATTTCTTGGTCCTAAAAGATATCCCGATATAGTAAAAGGGCGACCTGTTTCTAAACCATTAGCACAAATTGTATTTATGCACTATTACCCTCGTGAGAAGCAAGACAATTTAAAAAATCACACTTATGATGAGCTTTTACAATATGCTAGAGTTTCACTAAGCATAGAATTTAAAACAGTAGAAGAAATGATAGCACATATGGAAGGTTTTCTTGCGTCTATGTCAACCATGAACGAGTGTTTTACAAGCCATCCAATAATATTGCAAAAACTTGAAGATAAATATAACACTGACACTAAAAATATTACTCGCATATACTAAGTTTATATAGGCTGACAGACAGACAAATCATTAGGTGTTGTTTGTTTGTCAGCGTCTACTTACAGAAGATAGCCTATAAATAAACCAACTAGCCCACCTCCTGCTATAAGCATACAGGATGCATATCTAAAGTTAGACCAAACAAAGTTAAGATTGTTATGCTTTTCACGCAGGAAAACCTCTACGTCATCTAATGCTTTCATTGCTTTCTCATCAAGGTCAGTCTTGTCAAGAACATATTCCTCAAGAACACTCTTATCATCTCTTGCAATGTGATTAATCAACTCAGCAGGTTGTCTTTTCTTTCTTGCCATAATTAACTCCTATTTTTTAAAAAATTTAGCGGCACCACGAAACCCAAAACTAGCGGCAACAATCACACCAAGTGTATAACGATACCACTCAGGTGCAGTTTGCAAAGCAGTAAAGCCAGATTCAACAATAGCCCTACCCCAATCACCACAGAAAGCAAGAATCAAAGGAACAGAAAATAAAAGAACCAGCCATTCATCTTTCCAAGAATCTTTTGAGGCTTCTGCCATTGTCTGATCCCAGTCTATTTCACCAGTTGCCATCTTGGTTTTACGTTTTTCAACGGCAACCTTTAGCTCACCTTTAGCTTTGGTTTCTTCGACCTTGTTATTCATCCAGGCTGTGGCAACACCGCCAACAGCGCTTATTATTCCACTAAATATCATGACCAAGACTCCCTTTTTCCTCCGTCATACACACGAGCATGACCTTCTTCGACTAATAATTCACACACATTTGTATCATCAACATAAGGTGTGCCGATAATCCGACCAAACTTTCCCTTCTTATCTAGGGTTGTTTGTACTACGAAATCTCTCATAAGGATTGCGGATAACCTTGCCTTCGCTAAGAGTCCAAGCTTCTTCTCTGCCATATCTCTTGTGCGACTCTCAGGTGCGTTAATACCCTCAAGTCTTATGCGTTGCTTCTTGAGACATACACCGAAGCCTAAATCAATATCAACATCAATGGTATCTCCATCGACAATCTTAACGAGCTTGCAGTTATAAACATATGGTTTCATTATTGAGGCACCCTTCCAGAAACAGAACGTACAAACTCTTGAACACTTGCAACAACGTGAAGTCTATTTGCTGTTGCTGCCGTTACTTTTAATATTTCTCCACCTTGTAAAACAAGATCCCTTGTCAGTAGTTCAATAGTTGTGTTTGCAGCCACTGCTTTTACTTTAAATAAACTAAATACATCACTGCCATTTGTTATGGTTACAGTTATTGTATCTGCATTACCAGAATCTTCTGAAACTAAAATAGATGAAATAACAGTTGCATTAAAATCTGCACCACTCGGAGCTGTGTATAAAGTTGTAGCCGTATTTGCTGTTAAGTCGGCTTTAGCATTTGTAATATTTTGTATATATTGAGGTATAGTAGTAATTAACATTATTGTCTTCCATCTGGTCTAATATCAACTCTTGGTGTGCCTAATCTCCATGATACACCCTGATCTGTTGATTCAAGTTTTATGTTAAACGATCTGCCTCGTAACCTTAAATCAACACGATCTGTAAATTGTTCAACTGGAGTTGTTGCAGTTCGTGTTGCAATACCACTAGAATTTGTATCATATGTACTACCAGGTCCATTTCTTGCTTGCAATGTAAAAGTAACATTAGGATTGCCAGTGTTACTTGTTGATCCATTGAAGCTAACATCTGGAATTAGTTGCCTTATAAAATTAAATTGATAGCCATCTCCAATATCTAGTTGACTAGATTCAACGGATGCTGTCATTGCAGATCCATCATCATCATTACCATTTTCATGCTCAAAAAGGTGTGATGATCCTGCTGCTATTGGGAATCTTCTAATACCTCGGTCATGCCATGCAGTTCTTGTTAAAGTTCCGTAGTACCAAGTTTTGTTGGCATAATTATAAATTACATACTTATCATTTTCATCTGAACTTGCAGATGGATAAAACCACCAAACCTCTGTCCATTGTGTATTTACTGCTCCAAAAACCTTGTCTGATTGTGCTGTATTAAAATCAAGAAAAATCTTATCTCTTACTGTGCATGGTAATTGTGTAGTTTGACCTCCAGTATAAATGTAAAAAGTATCTATACCCATCCAAAATACAGAGTCTTCAACTGCCACAGCCGATTTTGGACTAATAATGGTTATGCTTTTAGATAACTCTTGCAAACCGAAAGTAAACGGAGGTCCAATAAATTTCATGCTAAAAAGACTTCTGTCAGTAAAAATGAGAATTTGTTGTCTTGTTTCAACAGCTTGCACAAAAGTAGAACCACTACTTAACCTTAAATC